CTAATGTTGGTGCTTTGTTAACTTGTAATAAAGCCCATAATGGAGCACTTGTATAAGCGTCCGCTTTTCCCCAACTTGACATATTATTCTCTCCCTTTTGTTAAAATACTATAAGGTACTCACTTTTGTTAATACTAGTAATATTTATATAGGAGAGTGTTTAGAAACCTAGTTTTTTCAACTCGGCGATGACTTGACTAGCAGATTTGAATTGTATTCCATATCCGCCTCTTTCTGTGAATTGTGTTGTATTTTTGATATAATCATCTATCAACACGGCTGGTTGACCAGCAACTTTAGCATAGTTTTGTTTTTGAACTCTTTTAACTAAGTTAATTCTGTTTGTGCCAATACCTAAATTGGTTCTAGCCCAATATGATTTGCCAGGTATACAGTTAGGATCGTGTGCGTGTTCTACGTAAGCAGATAAGATATGTGGTTTAAAATCTTTGATATAGTTCCATAATTTCTTGCCTTCAGTATGCCACGGCATTGTGTGCCAAAATCTAGGATTTTCTATAACTTTATCCCAACGACCTTTTGTATCAGGTATAGATGCCCATTTAGATACGGACATTCCTACTTGTTTTTCTAATTGTTTTTCAAAGTCACAAAGGACTCCGTCCATATCACAATAGATTCTTGGTAAATTAGGTTTCATAGTGTTTTCTTAACTATAATATACACGATTTACTAGCCAAAGTCAAGCAAAAAATTACTTGAAAAAGGCTAGTAAAATCAATGTATTAATGTTTGTAATCTACGTTTGGTGTAGTATCGACAGGTGTTTTTGGCTTATCTGTTAATGTTTTGTTCTTTTTTTGTTCTTTATCATCTGATTCTTTTTTCATTTTATCTTTCATTATTTTATAAGCAACACCTACTGTTAAAGGAACCTCTCCAGTTTCTGGATTTGGTTGTGGCTTAACAGCTTTATTTTTTTCGTTTTCAAGTTTTTGTTTCAGTATATTAATTTGACCTTGAGCAGAAATTAATTGTTTTTCTAAAGCATCTTGGTCTTTTTCTTTGTCTAATTTTATTTTTAAAGATTTTTCTTTATCATCTTGTTCTGATTTAGGTTCAGCTTCAGCTTTCATATACTTAGCATTTTTTTTAACTTCTTCTAATTCTGTAGCAGAATTTGACCAAACATCATAAACAGCTCTCATAATAGAATGTTGTTTAGAAGTTTGTTCATTCATATTTGCTTTTTTAATTTTAGGCTCCGGATCAACTACATCTTTTTCGCCTTTAGCATCTTTTTGTTTTTGATTTTGTTTATTGGTTACAAAAGAATGTGTTTCTTCAACTTCTTTTTTTTGTGTAGGATCGTAACTGTTTCCCATAAAACTAGTTTCTGGCGGTGATAGTCTATCGTTAGTTCTTTCAATAGTTTCAATTTCAGCATCTTCGATACTACCGCCACCACCTGGACCTATTTTTCTTCTTTGTCTTGCTTTATCTAATTCATCATATGCTTTTCGTTCAGCAGCCTGTTCATTAGGTGCGTCAATAACCATATGAAACATATCTTCAGGACCTACATTTTTGTAAGATACTCTACCTTCAATTTCCCACCTTGCTTCTTTCATTTCTTCAACTTCTTCTTTTTTATCTTCTTTATCTTTAATAGCTTTTTGTAAAGCAGGTGGAAGTTTCTTTTGAGCAGCAGTTAGTTCATCAATATCTTTATCTTCTTTTTTCATTTTTTCATCTGAACTATGTCCAAAAGATTTGTGTACAAGTTTATCTAATTTCTTATGAAACACATCTATTTCTTTTTCAGACGCTTGTTCTTTTTGATCTTTTTCTATTGACTTAGCAATATCGTGTGCCTTTGTAATAGTAGCTTTCTTTAAAGGTGGTTTATCACCAGTTGATTTCATCGCTTGTGCCATACCTACAGCATAAGGATTGTCAACAGCTTCTTTTACTTCTTCATCTTTAGCTTTATATTTTGAATCTATTTTGTTAAAAAACGCTTTCTTTTCAGCAGGTGTCATAGCACCTATATTTTTACCAGCTTTTTCTAATTCTTTTTTAAATTGTTGTTGATATTCTGACTCACTTACTTGTGAAGCCATTTTGGCAGCGATTTCTTCAATACTGCCAGGTTTTGTTTTTAAGTATTTTGTCATTACTTTTTACTCCCTTTTACTTTGGCAGCCAAATCTGAATCAGCGCCTCCCCAAGTTCCTGAGGATTTAGTTACGAATGAATTGACTCTGGCAAGTGCCCATTGTTGTTGTGTAGCACCTGGTCGGTGACCGCCTTTCCAAGCAGCCATTCCTCTATCATATACTTGTTTCAATATTGAATAAGGCATACCAGTTTTTTCTGCCTTATTTTTTACAGCTTGTATTGTTTCTACAATTCTTTTAGCACCTTCAAACTTACCTGTCTTTTTGTAGATTTTGTTTCTAGCAATTGTTGATACAAAAGGTATGTTTGCTTTTACTAATTGTCTTAATGTATCTAAATCATATGATGGTTGATCTAAATGTTTTGACAATTTATTTGCCATTTCTGGTGATATAGTTTTGCCTTTTAAATCAGCATAAGACTTTTGTAAATTTTTAATAATACTATCAGCAACTTTTTCATCTATTAAGTCTAAGTATAAGTCTTCATTACTTTCACCTAAAATATCTTTTACAGTTTTAATACTTAATCCTAATTCTTTAGCAATTTTTTCAGCAGACGCACCTTTTTTTCTCATAGCATCTATGTCTGACATTCTGCCTTCTAACTTAGGTTCAGGATCTACAATTTTCTTTTCACCTTTTTTAGGATCAGTATAACCATCTTTTTTCTTTTTATTAATATCTGAAGTAGGATAATTATCTACCTCTTCTAATTCTTTTGAATTTGGTTTAGCTGGACTAGGTCTTTGTGTATCTTCATTATATTTCATCAATTCTTTTTCAACTGTAGGATTTTTTGATAAACCTTTTTGTAGTTTTTCTATTTCATCTACAGCCTTTGTATAATTATTAGCATACTTTTTAGCAAGGTCTTTTGCTTTTGAAACTAAAGTCCAACCGTAAGTTTTTTCTTGTAGTTCTTCGCCAACAATTTTAGGTGACTTTAATATCGTACTCTCATCATCAATAGCGTCTTTAGCTTTTTTCTCATCGCCTTTGTCAACATATAAAACACCTTTTTCAAATCTACCTGATAGACCTACTTTTTTAATAGCATTTAAAACTACTTTTTCATATCCTTCTTCTAATGATTCATTTTGTTTCATATCAGGATTATACATCATATAATCTGAAACTGAATTTATATAATCTTTTGCTTTTGTAATTTTAGATTGTACCCAAGCCTCTAAAGGATTGCCGTCATCTGACTTACCTTGTAACATTGAAGCAAGTTGAGTTGCTTTATCAGCGATAGCTTCTAGTTCACCACGAGCCATTGAAACTTCGTGGTCTTTATCTTGTTCTTTAATGCCTCTAACTTCTTTTAAAAGTTCTGACATTGTATTTCTATATCTACTCATTATAATGCTCCGTGTATATCTGACCAGTTGGATACTTTTCTTTTTAAATCATCATATAACATCTTTTCTAGTCTTTGTCTTAATGTTATTGCGTCACTGCCGATATATCTACCATAAGTATCGTGTATCATCTCTAATGCTTTATAAGCATCAGCTAATTTTTTATCGCCTAAAATTTTATCAGCAATATATCTTCGTGCTTCAAAGTGATCGTTTTTAGCAGTTTTAGCTTCAACATATTGAATATCTGTTTTAGAAGCAGTTGCCTCCTGTAAATCTCTTTTAAATTCTTTTAATGTCTTAGTCATATTCTTTTATCTCTACTACAAGTTTCCCTTTTCCTTTGTGTACTCTATGATACACTTCTTTTTTAATTTCATAATCTTGTCCCATTAATAATGGAATGGGTAACTCATTATCTATTTGTAACTTCCAATCTTTACTTTCAATAACTTTAATAGTTCTGTTTTTTTCATCTCTATGCCAAATTAATTCATCACTATCAACTGTATCTAAAAAAGTTCTAATATGTTTTTTATCATTAAATAAATCAAATTGTATTTCATCAATATAAGGTTTCATCTACCAGTAAAAATTTCCACCACCAGACATACCTAAACTCTTGGCATATCTTGGCAAGTTACAAGCCCAATAAGCAGGTTTTGTTTTATCTTTTTGTTGATCGCATTGATGACGAGCAGCAAAAGATTTTCTTGCCTCTGGATTATTCATCTTTACAGATAATCCTGTTGTATCTCCCCAAGTGACTTTCTTAATCTTGTCACCATCACGGACAAATACATAAAACTTTTTTGGTCCACCTCTTTTTGGTTTATTAAGTGGCGGATCTTTTTTATCTTCTTCAGCAATTGGTATATCTAAAGGAACTTTTTGACCTTCATATAAACCAAATTCACCAATGTCTGACTCTATTAATTGTTTATCCCAATCAGATAGTTCAGTTAAAATACCTTCATTGTACAATTCTCTGGCTTCTCTAAACAATCTATAAAATTCTTCACTATGAAGTCTATAGATATTGTTTGCTAGAGGTATGTTGTTCTCTATATGATAGTGTACTGATTCAGATATTTTGTCTTTATAATCTTTAAAACTCAATAACATTACAGTTTCTCCATCATTGTTTTCACAACTTCATCTAACTTGGTACGCCATTCTTCTTTGTACCTTTCCTTATATTTATCTATTACGGCATCTGACAATGCCCATTCTTCTATATCTTTTTTATTAACATCGGTAGTCATTGGTCTAGTAACGACTTGTTTTTTATTGTCTTCTTCTTTACTAGGTACATAACTGCCACCTGAATACTTAGGATCGTATCCGTCTTGTCCTGGAGTAATAGAGGTAGTATGTTTAGCATAATCGTGTCCAATGTCATATGCTTCAGGTACACAATCAGGTACCTGTTTTCCATTTTTATTTTTCATTCCAACTTGTTTATAACCTTTCCAACAAGCATCTGATAATTCTTTTTTCAATTCACCAAACATCTTCTTATACTTTTGTGTGTGAACACTAGGTTTAGTTTTTGCTTTTTCGTCTCCAGGCGCAGGTTTATAACCTGGCTTAGTTGTGTCTTGTTTTTTAAAGAAATCTGCTCTTGCTTGTTTCGTTGACTTTTTTAAGTCTTTGTAATATTTCTTCGGTTGAGTTCCTTTTTTGTCTGGTCCTACTTGTTTGTCTTGTGGTAATTTTCTAGTATGACCATCATCTTTCTTTTCATCAATTGAGGATACTGCCTCAAATCCATAATCTACATCTAAATTAAATTCTCTCACTTCGATTTCCCTATCGGCAGCTACAGGAATACAATCCCATATCCAAGCCTTGTGTAGATTATTATTGTTATCTTCTAATACAATATAATTTGTACTTCTTCGAACAACTTTACCTTGTACATCTTCTTTAACATAATCAACTGTATCTCCTATGTTAAAAATCATTTCTCTAATATACAAATCTCTAATTTGTTGTTGTTCAAATTCTTCTAACGTTGCGATTGGTTTAGCACCTGAAACGTGAATAAGCCCACCATATGAAGCAGCCAAATTCATTCCTTGTCTAACATCTTTCATTAAACTATCTATCTGTCTAAAACCTGATGGTACTCCTTTTGAAAAAGATTTAATATCTCCTTTAGAAGCGGCATCTCTCATCTTACTTGCTGACATACCAGTAGCACCTTCAGCATCTGGATCTCTTTCACCAGCAGATACAACATTGATACTATCAAAGTTATAATAACCGTGACGTGATTTTACATCATTGTATTTTTTAAGTATGCCTTCAAACTCTCTAACTCTATCACTACCCGCCACCATAGTAACATCTGTATAACCTTTATTATGTAATTCGGTTGCTAAATCTAAAACCATATTGGTAGGATTTAATAATATATTTGAAGCGTGTTTAGGAAACATTGACTTCATATAAGCTAATTTTTTAGCAGGTGATAATGGATTTTTTTTATTGTCTTCACTTCGACTTAAATAAATTTTGTAATCATTTGTTGGTAGTGAAGCAACTTTATTAATTAACTTTTCGTGTCCAATCGTTGGTGGATTAAATCGACCAAACGTAAAGGCAACTGATTTACCTTTTGCCTCCGTTTTTAAACTGTCTATTTCAGCATCTGTTACTTCGCCATCTTTTAATATATCTTTACACTTCTTATAAAATTTAATATAATGATATTTTTCTAATAGTTTGTAAATAACATTTTTAGGTAATCTATTTTTAATACCAAACTGTCTTATCTCATCTGGTGACATATCAGTATCAAAAGCTGCTCTTCTTTCAGCGTCAACTGTATCACCTATTTTTTTAATTTGTTCTAAACTATCTTCTATTTCATCTAGTTTATCTTTAATCTTTTCTTGTAAGTTTAAAATATCATTAGGATTTAATTCTTTTAATTCATCATAGTCTATAATATCTCTTTTTAATTCACCTTTAACTACATCTATCTCTTGTACTTTTCTTTCAAAATCTTTTAAATATAAATTCATATCAAACTCAAAATCTTCAGGTCGTTTGATAAACTTATTTGTGTCTATATCAAATACAGCATCTGCCTTTTCGTTTTGGTCATCATAAGTTTGTTTGTCTGTAATAAAATAATAATTAATTGGGTGTTTAGTACCTGGTATTTCTTTACCTTGTACACTATCAGGACTAGCAGATGATAGATATTTTTTAGAAAGTCTTAGTCTTTCTTCTTCTTGTTTTTCTTTCGGTACATCAAATAAGATATTAATGTCCAAATCAGCGTCATTTCTATACCTTTTTGTTAAGATTGAGCCTATTAAACTTTTCTTTAATACAGGATATTCTGATTCAAATTCTTTGATTTGATTGTTAATCAAGTCTTTAACACTATCTTTTATTTTAGGATCAGACGTATCAGCACTATCAAATACACCAGGCGCATATGTACGTCTTGGTATATCAATTATACTTTCTTTTATGTAATCTTTAAATCTCATTACATTCTCTTTCTTATTTGTAACTCTTTTGAAATCCAATTTTTACCAATATAATTTTTTACAGGAGTTTTTAAATATTGTCCTATTAATTTGTTTGCTCTATTTAATGTTTGATTTATTAATTCTTGTTCACTTTTATTATTGTCAATAATAATAAAATTAGATAAACCAAATAGTCTTTGATATTGTCCTATATTTGATTGTACAGTGTCCCAACTTTTCTTTACAATATATTCTGGCACGGATCTACTTCTAGTTTGATTTCTTTCTAATGCCACATTTAAAGTAGTATTAATGAATATCATATAACAGTCATAACCCAATGCCGTCAAACTTTGAAATTGACTAGAAACTAAATCATAATCTCTAGCAGTTCCATCTATTACTAATCCTAATCTACCTTCTACATAATTATCCATCATACGATTTGTAACAGATTTAGCTCTTTTTCTTAACAAATCTCTAAAGTATGCTTCTTCATCTGGCATTTTCATAGATAAGTTTGCTTGTTTTAAATTATTTTCAAAAGCTCTATCAGAATTTACAAATTTTAAACCAGTTCCAGCAAAAGCATTTTTAGTTACAAATGATTTACCTGAACCAGGACCACCTGCTAAGAAAAATGCTTTTAATATATTTTTATCAAAAACACCTTCTTGTAAAGTTACTTTAAAATCTAAAAAATTTTTCATTTTACTTTCTCTATAATTTTATTTGCGATTGACTCTGGTGTACCACCTTCAGCTTTAATATTTATTATTTGATCTTTAAAATAATCAAGTAATGGTTTAGTTTGTTTATGATACACTTCTAATCTCTTTTTAATAATCTCTGGCTTGTCATCTTCTCTACCACGAGCAGTTAATCTCCTAACAACTTCTTCTTCAGATACATTTAAATTAATAACGTAATCGTAACCAATATTAGCTTCTTTCATTTTGTTTGCCTGTTCAACGTTTCTAGGAAAACCGTCAAACACATAACCATTTTGAGCATCTTCTTGTGATACTCTTTCTTTTACAGCTTTCATTACTATATCAAGTGGAGCAAATTCACCTTTGGCTAATAAGTCTTTTACTTTACGACCATCAGGTGTATCTTGTTTAGCAAGTTTTCTCATCATATCACCTGTGTAGATATGAGGTATGCCTAACTTCTTAGTAATAATTTCTGAATACGTTGACTTACCTGAACCTGGTCCACCAATCATTATTATTCTTTTTGTTTCGGCTTCTTTAATGTATTGTAAAAAACTTTTCATTATCCTTTAACCCAATCTTTTGCTATTGTAAAGTTTGCCTTACTAAATTCCATTCTGTCAACTAACTTAACAGCACCAGCAACTCTATCCACAGCAACAAAACCTTCAGGCGATGTTACTTTATAACCATCAGGTGTTCGTAAAAAATGACCTACACTTTGAATTTCACTTAACTTATTAATTAAAAAATTTTTAGCATTACCTAAAGTAACGTGTGAAGCAATAGCAAAATATAATGATTGTCTATTTTTATTTAAATAAGTCATATTCTTTTTTAATAAATCTCTATATTTTTGTTTACCACTTTCAGTTTTTCTAGCATCAATTTCTGTTTGTAAAAAGTTTTCATAATAACTAAAAAACATATCGACTAAGTTTTTTACTTTTGCCATACCACTATCTGTATTTCTAATAAATGAATTAAAAAATGTTTTTAATCTGTAGCCAATTGATAAACTATCATTTTCTTTTGCCATTGTATTTAAGATTTCACTTGCCTTTGATAAAGAACCTTGTGCCATTCTTATTCTAGCATCAAACATTGCTAATTCATTTTTAGTTAATTTGGCAGAACCCGATAAATCTTTATACGAAGCAGAAGCAAGAAATACATTTCTAGCATTGCCTTTTACTGTACCAAAACTAGCAGTCATAGATGATAATGTTTTGCCTGAATATTTGGTATGAAATACAATACCCATTTTTGAACTAGCAATTTTTTTACCTATATTAGAATTAATAGGAACAGCATATGTAATAGTGTTAGGTGTAAATATAATCATATCTTCACCATCTATATTTGCTGTTTTTAAATCTGATTGTGCGAAAAGAAAATCGCCTTGTAAGACATCTTTAATACCTAAACGTGATAATTCATTTAAAGCAATAATAAGTTTATTAGCTAAATCACCACTATGATTTCTTCTTACATCACTGGACGTATAATTGACTTTAGGAGTTACGTTGAATACTGATTTTGTACCGACAAAGAATTTGCCGTTTTCTGGATTAATTCCACAGATTATAGCAGGTGCGCCGTCCCACTTGACGGTCATATTGACTTTCTTGCCAGATGAACCAGCAAGCATATTTCTTATAGATACAAGAAAGTTAATGGCATTTACGCCACCCTTTGAACCTCTATTGATGATGTCATCTTCTAAATGTTCAAGGTGAGTATTTTTCTCCCTTGTAATAAATCCTTTAAAACTAAACATTTCTCCCTCATTTTATCCATAACTATAATCACATTTTC